CGTGGTAATTGCCGCCCCAACCCCGTAAAGGGATTGCCCAAGGCTAATCATATTGCCGACAAGCGTCAGACCAATTACAGCCCCGAATCCTTTGATTATGGTGTCCCAGCCGCCTATAGAGTCCACAAAGTTCATGAAGCCGTCAATAAGATTAAAAACCCCGTCCACCGCTTTTTCAAAGTCAATTTCGGAGACAGCCTTGGAGATTTTTTCGAATATGGCTTCCAGCCTTTGGGTAATCAGATCCTTGTTGGCTACAACCCAATCCTGAATCCTCTTTACAATCGTTTCGATAACGGGCGCAAGCGACGCCCCGATGGTAGCCGACACACCGTCTAAGACTTGAGAGAACTTGCTCATAGTATCGGTTAAATGAGCCGAGTCAGCTGCCATCTTATCGTTCATCACGATGCCCAGCTTCTCGGCTTCATTGCCCATATCATCAAGTCCTGAGGCACCGCTCTCAAGAACAGGAATCAGCTGTTTAGCCAAATCATCACCGACAGCAGCCGTTAAAATTCTGAGCCTGACCGCCGGAGACTCATTGTTCTTAACAGCCTGCGCGAGGTTGCGCATAACATCAGCCGCGTCTCGAATATTTCCTTTGGAATCCTTCAGAGAGACGCCCAATCGCTTAAAAATAGCTGCCAGTTCCTTATTTTCTCCTCTGGCAGCTTTCCCCATGTTATAGGTAAGCTTTACCAGGGCCTGATCCATCTGCTCGGCTGACATTCCTCCCAAACCCGCGGCATAACGAAGTTTCTGTAAGGACTGAACGCTGACGCCTGCCCTCTTGCTTGCCTTATCGATTGAGTCCCCTAGGGAAGTAAACTTGTCCACCGCGGCCTTTAAGCTAAAGCCTCCCACACCCCCCAAAACTGTCAGAGGAAGTGCAAACTTTGATGCTAGTGCTGCCGACGACTTCCCGAGAGCGGAGAAGGAGCGGCCGATCTTGCCGAAATTAGCATCGATTTTCTTCAGAGCCGGGCTTATCTTATCGGTCGCCGATAGGACGGCCTTGAGACTGTATTCTTTTCCTGCCATTTTTTATCTTCTTCCATAATGCGAAGAGCCTCTTTCGCAAGCTCAACCACCCGCGAAAAAGGCTCTTTTGACAGTTCAGTAGGTCTTTCACTCCAGAATCGAGCCGTGTTGTAAAAGACCTTCACAGCCATTTTCTTCTGCCCTACTCCGTATCGGTAAAAAAATCGGATACCTTTCGGATTAAAGCCATCGCATCTCTGATTCCGAGCTGGCCCACAGCTTCGTCTGAAAGACCGGAGCAGGTCACAACATACTTTCTCAGCAAGCTTAATTTTTCATCCGGAGTAGAAGCGTCCCCGGGAAGACCCATTGCGGAGATCTCGTTAAAGGTCGGTTCTCGCAGATCGACCTTCTCAATTTTGTTTCCCGATACCGTGATCGGAGCTTTCAGCTTATAAGTCTCAATCATGACCACCTCCCGTTGGTTCCTACAAATTTCATTCCGACAGTGCCAGCGTCACTGTCATAGTTCATCTCTCCTTCAATGAAAGCCTCTGAGAGCGTGTAACTCTTACCGTTGGCTAATTCCGCAACGACGGTACCTGTATCCATGTTTGAGAGTTCCTCGATCGGAAAATCCTTATCCATGAGGAAAGTGCCGTCGATATAAGGAGCTATCGGAGTCTCTTTGTAGTTAACCGACCCGTTCGTTGAAACAATGGTTTCTTTTGTGGTCTTTGAAAGCGGGATAGTGAGCCCTCCTTCAATATCGAGCGTCCTGCCGTTGACTGTGATGTGGCAGATTCCTGCAATTCTTGGCATTAAATCACCTCTTATTCATTAAATTGAAGACGGAACTGAGCCAGCACGGCAAAGACTCTTAACTGATTGACCAAGTCCGGCGGCAGAAGGACATCCACTCTGTTTGGATCATCTTTATTTCTTTCAACAATGAGGTACTTGGCAAACAAGTCAGCATTTTCGACAATCGCCTTGTCTTCGAGCTTGGTGTACATCGCAATGAGCTCGCCCCTGATAATGGACGGCGTCACCACCGCCTGCCCTGCACCGAATCGCGTCCCGTCACTGGCGAGTTTGTGCCGCGGATACTTGCTCGTAATACAGCTTCTCAAGGCGCGAATGATGTAGGCCAGCGTGTGCAGCGTCTCGGAATCTAAGTACGAGTTGTCTTCATCGCCGAATCTATTCTTTTGGTACGTCGTAATTGCCCTTTCCACCCTCATATAGCCGGATTCCGTGTACTCGGTAGCAATGCCGTTTGTCAAAAGAACCTGACGCTCACTCATGGTAAAACGCTTGCCGTGAGGGGCAGAGGTGATCCCGATTAACTCTAAAGTCTGAGTAGGACGCGCCGGGTCAATAGAAAGCTTGGCTGCGTTCTGAGCTCCGTAGGCTGACAGCACCTCAATTGCCAAAGACGGGACATCCGGTTCGAGCCCGATAATCGTGGCGTGCTGATCGTTACGGGTTACTCCAAACTTCTGCAGATCGCCAACGGTGCCCCTCTTACAGGTGTAGACATGTCCATACTGCTGCTTGTCATAGGCCCAGCGGCCGCTCGTATCGTTCATAGTCTCTTTGAAATAATCCAAAGAAACCGTGTCCGAATAGGGCATCAGGATAAAGTCGTACGGGTCATCACCCATAATTTTGGAGAATTCAAGAGTAGAGAAATCCGGCGCGCCGGTGCCTCCGGCCATGGCTGTGATTTTGACACTCAGCCCTTCAGGCGTCTCCTCTCCGGCCCCGTAGCCCTGAATATTGAGTCCTAAAGCGATGTCGTTGCCATTGGCGCCCTTATTCTTCGCGCTGACGGTAACGTAGCCCTCTTCTACTTCCGCATCCTCCTCACTCGCAGAGGCTTCTGCCGTAACCGGAAGATCGGGTTTTCCGTTAATCGCAGACGCGATTGCAGATGCTACGTCAGCAGGCGCATCATCCACACCGACCGCTACCTGAACTCGATCGGCTCCGATATAAACGCTCAAAATGCCGGCTAAAGTAGGAAGACCCGATAATGTATACGTGCCCGAAGCGGCTGTTGCCGCTTCCGGATCACTTAGCGGAATTGCCCAAACCTGACCTGCAGGATCGTTTTTGCGATAAACCGTGTTCATCCTGGCCAGCTCCGAACCACGACCAAAAAGGTCCTTCCCTTGACTATCGCCGGTGACAAGAACCGGCACAAGCGGCTCAGCCTTCCCTTCGGTCATCTGACCAATAAGAAGCGTCGTTTGAGTCGAAGTGGCCAAATTAGCCATCGAATTATCGACTTCCGCATAAAAAAGCGGCGTTCTCACGTCGCTTGGGATGTTGTTAAATGAAATACTCATTTAGTTTTCTCCAAATCAATTAAAACTTTTGCTTCAATCCTGCCGTCCGGATGTCCCTTCTCGGCAATCACATCGATATCGGTGTACATCCGGAGGAACCTTCCAAGTCGATCGATGTCTGCTCCGTGACGGGTTTCGTTATCGTTGATTTCGTACTGACAGGAGAAATCCAACTGGACGGTCAATGCCGCGCGATTAAGATCAAGGACGGTAAGAGACTCAAACTGAATCCAATCTCTGCCGGCCTGAATATCGTCGGCTCCCAAAATGGCTTTAAAGACTTCTTTTTTGAGATCGACCGACCGCTCCCAGGCTGTCAGACCTTGCTCATCCTCGGTATTGGCGACCATCAGGATGACGGCAAAGTTGAACCGTACCTGCTGCTTGTAGCGGTTGATCACCGCAGGCTCTTCCGGATCTTCAGAGACCGGAATCACAAACGCAGCCGGAAGCAGTTCCGCTGCCACCGATTCATCAAGCCGAGAAAACGTTCCTACGCCAAAGACACGGCCCTCAAAGCCCGGACAATGAGCCCGAAGCTCTTGAATAATGGGTTTTAATTTCACTTCATTAAGCTCCTAACCGGGCCTGGCTTAAAGGCATCTTCCAAAATCCGACCCACGACCGCTTGAAAGCGGGTTCGACCATAGGTTTCAGCGGCAGCTGAGACCGGATTGGCACGCGGCTTAGCCACTTTTGCCTCAAAGGATTGTTTGCGGTGGGCACGGGTGCGCTTGCTGCGTTTGGGCCCTGCGTGGCCAAAGACGACAAACGCGGGATAAAACCCGCGTCTTTTCAGTTCTGCAGAAACCTGCTTGCCTTTTCCGTAGGGCTTCACGGCCACCGAGAACCCGGAGCGCGAAACCTTGTAGGAAATTGCCTTCTGGAATATCCCTGTTTGCTTTCCCGGATAAGCTCCGGCATCTGATACTCCTTTTTTGCTGACCAGTTTCTTTGCAATCTTGGAAACGTCTCGACCGACCTGAGTAAAACCTTTCCTCATCGACTTCTTGTCGAAATCGGCAAAGTTCAAAGGCCTTGCAAACTTCGCTTCAATTCTTAACGGCTGCATTGAGCACCTCGCATTCCAATAACGTGAACCGACCCGCACTGTTGCAGTCCGTCACTCGTTTGACCCGATACCAGAAACCCGCGCATTCAAGCTCGATCAGGCGCGGCAGATCCTGCGGTCTGCTTTTGCCTTTGACACTTCTGATAAAGATACGGTGCGTGACCGCTTCTTCTGTCTGGACGTTCTCCCAGAAGACCGATCCGCCGATCACTTCCACCTTGCACCAGCAGCTCCAAAGAGGCGTTCGTTTGGTGGATTGATCTGCTTTGCCGTCAGACATAAGCCGGGAGGAATAAATCGAACAGCGCCGATTCAGTTGTCCGGATAAAGGTTCGATCACTTGTAAGCCCTCCACGGATCAATCATCCGCTCAAAGAACGGAGTACTCTTGAAAGTTTTTTCGCTGTCGGACTCGCGGTTTGCATAAGCAAAAGCAACAGAGGCGCCGACCCAAACACGCAGTGCAGCCGGCACGTCTTCCTTGTCCGAGCACACCGCATCGGAATCACCTTCGTCTCGGGCAATGATGTGTCTTTTCAGACGATGCTCAAGGTTTTCCGTAGCAGAGCGGCCTAGTTCTTCGAGAAACAAGTCTTCAGACGTGTCATCGATACGCAGATAGCACCGGAGATAAGCGGCGTCAACAATCGACACCATACCTTTTGCTTCATACATAAGCTAAAAGGCGACGTTACCGCCGCCTTCCTAAGGTTGATTAGCCCGCTCCGCCTTGGGCGCCCTGGGTGCCTTTATCAGACTCACCGCCTTCGGCTTTAGGCTTTGTTACCGTCAAATCCCCGCCCACAATGCCGCTCGGACGTTCAATCGCAAATGCCAAACGACGATCGGCCTTGATAGTGACAAGACCCTTTCTGAAGTTATTGCCGTCTTCATAGCCGAATTCCACGACAGTTTCCTTCCGGTCGTAGATCATGCAGGCCATGTTGGTGTCTAAGGTCAGGAACTTGCCTTTGGGCATTGCGGAACTTTCCACAACGTAGGTATCCCAGATCGGACGATTGGACGGGGCCATCGGATCGCTGAAGAGATAGCGGCCGTTGGAGTCCTTCAGGCAGCGAAGTTTGAAGTAATCGACCGGATTCATGATCGTGACGTTCGGAGTCAAACCCACAGACTTCACGGCCAGCGCTGCGAAACCAATCAGATCGACCTGATTTGTGATTTCCGGGTTTGTATCCGGATCAAAGCCGTGCGGTGTGTAGTTGCCTGTCACCAGAAGGCCGCTTAAGTTGGCGTTTGTTCCGTCGCCGTTCAGAAGCTGGCTTTCCACGCGCTGCTTAACGCCGTACTGGACGCGGAAGTTAATGTAATCCGCCAATGCCTGAGAATCCTCCATGAGGTCCTTGGTCACAATGAAGCAGTTGCCGATGTCTTTGACGTTGGCGGTCTGAGTATCGAACTCGATTTCAGACTGCGGATCAGAGTCCACACCGTTGACCACTTCTGCAGCATTGTTGACGTACTTCTTCTCACGAGAGTAGACAATCGCTTTGTTGCTTGTCGGAGAATGATGAATCGTATCTTCGAGCGTAAGCGGTGCGGTTCCGATGCCGATAATGCCTTGGACACGCTGATCCGGATAAACCTTGGAGTCAACCGTAGAGCCGGTACCGACCGGGTCCGGATCAGTCAAAGTAACAGAGAAGCCTTTGCCTTTGCCGGCGGCAAACTCCAGGAACCCGGCATCGGCCACCACGCGGGCTCCGAGTGTGAGCGGCGCAGAAACGTTGTCAGAGCCGCCCGGCTGCTGCTGTTTGAGGCGGCGGATTTCTTCAGCCAGGCCGAGCTGCTTTTTGCTGAGTTCGGCGAGTTCGGCCTTAACTTTGGCGGTTTCTTCAACCGTGGAAAGCTGTCCTAATCTGGCCTCGATGTTGGTCATTGCGGACAGGAGTTTTTCAATTTCTTCGTTCATTTAAATTTTCCCACTGAGTGCTTTATCGATTCGCTCGGTTACACCGAGCACCTTGTTTAATGCTTCAGCCAAAGCAGCGTCCCGCTGCTCTTCGCTCAGCACCTTCTTCACGCGAGAAACAAGCGCTAAGGCCTGTTTCCGGCTGAAGCCGCAAGAATCCCTCAGGCAGGCTTCAAAATCTCTTAACGTCTTAATTTTCTCGATGGTTTCGTCCAGGGAATCCTTCGAGAGTGTTTCTGCAATCCTCGCCTGGCCGTCAGCCGGGAAGCTGCAGATGGAAATTTCGTAGAGTGCAGCAATGCTCAAAACCTTGATATTGCCGTTGTCATCCTCAACATATTCGCCCAAGCGAATACCGACGGACAAACCGTCCAAAGTTCCGGCTTTGAGCGCCTCATAAATATCAGAGGCCGCTCCGACTCCGAGCGTGAGTTCTCCCTCTACGTACAGGCCTTTATCATCTTCTTTGAGCGAGGTCCAACGGCCCACCGGAACGGCTGAATAGTCATGGTTGAAGAACATCTTCGGTGTCGAAGTAGAGTTCTTCAGTACCGCGCTGTAGGCGCCTTTGGCGATGTAAAACCCGTAGCAATTCAAGTTGTCGTAAACCGAGGCATAGCCTTTGACGACACCGGTTTTCTTGTCTTCGGATAGCTTTACTTCCACGCCTTCCAATCTGACGGATAAGGTCTGATCCTTTTTCAGCTCTTTAGACACTGTCTGACTCCTTAGTTTTTTGGTCGACCGTTGCTTTGGCCAATGCTGAAATAGGCCTCAGCGCCGACTGCGCAAAATTGACATCGCCGCCTTCCACCGGCGGCAAGTTTTCGTATTGACGTGCTTCGTTAACAGTTTCAACGCCGTACTGGATGGCTTTGCCGTGGATTTCCATGCGCTCTTTCATGGTTGCCCGGAGCAAGTTATCCATGGAAATTTCCACTGTGTAGAGCGCAAACTCTTCCGGCGTCATGATTCGTGCTCTCACCGCCTGTTCAATTCGCCGGCATAACGGCAGCAATGTGAACTTTTGGAAGCCCAAAATGATCTGCTCAATACCGCTGCCCCATGTTGTGGCCGCATTCGACCCGACCAGAACGGAAGGCACGCCGAACCAGCGGCAGATTTCCTCAACCGAGAACCGTCTTGTTTCCAAAAGCTGAGTTTCTGCCGGTGTAAGCGTCAGAGGCGCGTAATTCAGACCGCCTTCAAGCACGTAGAGACCCGAGCGGCTGCCGTTGGCCATTTCGTTGAAGGTCGTTTGAAGACGCTCCCTCTGTTCTTTGTCGAGCGTGCCTTCCGCGCTCAAAATACCGCTCGGTTTGTTTGCGTTACCAAAAAGTGTAGACGCGGTTTCTTGGGCGTCGGCCGCTTCGCCAATTGTGGCAGCCATCAATTTCAACTTCGAGGCTCCGGCAAAACGGCCCCCAACGCCTTTCAGGTGAAACATAAACTCTTTGGCAATCTTCTCTGTCCCACAATTTTGGTCGTATTCATACCGCAGAGTCGAACCGTCATAAATCGTTTTCACCTGCGAAGCATTGAGGGGCATCATCGAAAGCACGCGTCCGGACGGATTGTTGTCCTCTCGTTTTAGCCGGGCGTACCCGTTGCCTCGGAGTACCATATTGAAAATGATCTGAGACCAAAACTCGACCGGCGTCATGAGCTCGTTCGGACCATCGTGAAGCAGCTTCCAAAGTTCGGTTTCTCGGGCCAAGTCTCTGTTTCCGCTGTCATTGCGGTAAACAAATATCGGCATGGAAGCCACTGTTTCAGCCAAGAGCGTCGTGCACGCCATCACAGAGGAAATCTGCAGGGCCGTTTCTTCCGAAGTCTCCCGTTTCCTCGGCACCAGCTGCAGCATAGGTTCTGTTCGCTGCACCCCTGTATTGTCTTTGAACGGGTTCCCGATCGAAGAAAAAAAAGAACTCAAAAACATAATTTACCAATTGAAAATGAGCGGAGAATCAAGCATCGGTGTCAGGTCCACCGGCTTTTCAATCTTTCCTCCGCCGATCAGGAATGAGTAGAAGGCCATGATTAGGGCCACCACCAAGTCGATCTTGTTTTCATTCCTCAGCTTGTTCGGATAAATGTTGTCTTTCGCATCGCGATGACAGACGACGTTTGAAACGCACCAGTTAAAAATCGGATCATCCGGATGATGCAGTCTCCCGGACATCACTAAAGCCTCGATGGTTTTCATCGGCTCGGAGAAGTTCTGGACACTGTTTCGGACCTCGACCATCGGACAGCCCTGCTCGGTTAATTCACTCGCGAGCTGAGTTGCCTGCCATGGGTCATAAGCGATTTCCTTCACAACAAAGTCAGAGCAGCTTCTCCGGACATATTCTTTGACCTCTTCAAAATCGACTACCGCACCTTCCGTCACTTTCAGGCGCGCTTCGTACTCCCAGCCGGAGTAAGAAGCGTTTTTCGCTGTGTTAACGGTTTCCCGGGGAAGCCAAACCTGCGGGAAAACAAAGAAATGCTGGACTCCGTTGATCGTTTTGCAAAAGAGCCTGACTGCTGCCGTCAAGTCGATCTTTGAGGCCAAGTCGAGCCCCAGCCAAGATTCCTGTCCGTAGAAGTCGGATTCCTCCAGGGCCGGATCGCCGCACTCATTCCACTTGGTCAGATCCATCCAGGCCGCGTCTGCGTTACACCAGACATCGAGGTGCTTGGTCTTAAAGTTGTTAACCGCACTTGCAACCGTCTGCGCTTTATCCCGGAGTGATTTAATCGTCTCCGGATGGACCGAGACGCCCCAGTTCGGATTGGCTTTGATCAGCGCACTGTCACTAGTCCAGTCATCCTCTTTATCGATCGTGTAAATAATTCCGAACTGGTCATCCCCGCCGGAACTTTTTCCGGACAAAACTTCGATCACGTAGTTTCTAAGCTCGTAGCAGATTCCGGATAAGTTGAATCCGGCCGTCGTAATAGCAAACAGCAGGGGCTGCAGACGCTTGCCGATAGACGTCTCAACCACGTCGTAGACTTCGCGGGTTTTATGCGCGTGAAGTTCGTCAATACAAGCAAAGTGCGTATTGAGACCATCTAAGGTGCTGCCTTGCGCGGACTTCGCAACGAATTTTGAGTTACTGGCGAGCTGAACTATTGAATAATCCAACGCCTTAATTCCGAGTTCTCGACTCACATCCGTGCAGCGGCGGACCATATCGCGCGCAGTATCAAAAACTTCTCTGGCTTGCTCCCGGGTCGTCGCAAAAGAGTAGCAATCTGCGCCGCCTTCTCCGTCCATGGTCATCATGTAAAGACCGATCGCGGCCGAAAGTGTCGATTTCGCATTACCGCGAGGAACTTCAATGTAAGAGCGCTTAAAGCGGCGTTTTCTCGTATCTTTGTGAACCCAGCCGAAGATTGAAGTGACAACAAAACACTGCCAGGGCTCCAGTTGGATCAACTGGCCGGCTTTAGGTCCTTTCACATGCCTTAAATGCTCGATAAAGAAGCAGGCCCGAGTCGCCAAGAACGGGTCAAACACATAAGGAAAAGACCCTGATTTTGATTTTTCAAGGTCTTTTTTCTGTCTTTCACAAGCCTGGCGAACATAAACACAAGCGAGAACTTCGCCGCTTAGGACCTGCTGCACGTACTTTTGAGCCCATGCAACGTAATTTTTCAATTCATTCCACCGTAATCAAGGCCAAATTCAAGGCACTTCTGCATCGCCTCTTTTGAAAAAAGTTCAGAATCTTCTTGATTTTTCGGAGTATCCGCACCGTTTAAAGCGATGACTCGAGACCGAGAGGAGGGCGTTAGCCCGAGTTCTGCGGCCACGCTTTTGAATGGCTGGATACTCTTAACGATTAGGTTAGCCAGGAACCTGTCTTTTTCTTCCAAGGCCTCCATCCTGGCATTGATGACCTTGGCTCTGTCTAAGCTGCCGAACTTCAGGGCTTCCTCGTACTGAGGCCGAAGTTCCGAGAGCTCCGCGCGGAGCGCCTTTTTTTCTTTTCGGCTTTTCGTGATCTCTGCCCAGAGTTCGCAGTATTGCTCGAACATTCCGCGGTCGCATTGTTTGATCCAGCCAGCGCCTTCGTGCTCGAGCACAAAATTCCAATGGACTTTTGCTTCGTCCGACAGCGTCTCCGGCGGAGCCGCTTTTTCACAAATTTTTTGGCGGACCTTAGGTTCTTGGTAATTTGTACGGCACGGCTGAAGCGTCCCTTGGAGTTCTTTAATTTCTGTCGGTAAAGGTTTTCGACCTTTCATCCTATTTACTCCAGACGCGCAAAACCTCGAAAATCTCCAATTTTGCACGCATAAAAATTCGACTGAGGGCGCGGTCTCGGACGATCGCGTCACTTCACTTTTTCACCACCCCTCCCTATGTTTCCGAAGCCTCCGTCTTCTGCGGCTGTCTTGAGATCGTGATGTCTTTTGCACAAAGGCTGCCAATTATTTCGATCCCAAAATAACTCTTTATCCCCCTTATGCGGGATGACATGGTCCACGACCGCAGCCAATCGAGGGAAGCCTTCTGCTTCGCATTGAACACAGAAGGGATGGCGGGCTAAGAAACCTTCCCGGGCTTTTCTCCAGGCGGAGGAATATCCCCTTGAGGCTGCCGATCCTCTTTCTCGATCGAGCTGGCGGCGTCGATCCGTTCTTTGATCCTGAGCGATCTGCTTATGCTTCTCGCAGTAAGAGCCGGAGCCGCGGAAAAGCGCACCGCAGCCGGGAAAGGCGCAATGCTTTAACGGAAATACAGGCATAACTTCTCAATGAAAAAACTCCGGAGCAGCCACCCAACCGCTCCGGAGAACCCTCATACCACTTCTCAAGGAGAGGCCGATAACGCACGGCCCGGGCGTTCGTCCTAAGGTAGGTGACGAATCCATGAAAAAAGCGGACGCTCAATGAGCAATCCGCCTTTAATAAATCATTTAAATAATTCGTTGGTTTTAAGATCTCAGCCCTGCGGCAGCCAAGAGTGCGCGGTTCCTTTCCTTAGCCTCTCGCCTTAACGCTGTCAATGTCAAAACTTCAATAAAGACCTTCAACTTCGCTTTGAAACCATAGAAATGGTCATGCAAGGCGTTTGGGTCAAAATCATGCTCATTTTCCAGACAGTCTTTAAGGGATTCATCCACGTCACAAATCAGGTAGTAGTAGATAGGGCAATGCTCGGAATTAAGCTGTATGCCATCTCGGGAATTGACCGTTGATTTCCTAAGCTCTTTAACATAGTCTAGGATTTGCTTAATAGGATCCTGCTGAGAACCGTAATTCTTTCTTCCGGGCCGCTTGAACTCAACGAAAACAAACTCAGCAACGTGGTCTGCATCATTATTCCCATATAGCCTCATGGACATAATGTCGGGAGCTTCACCAGATTCGGACTTGACGCACTTCATGACCTTAAATTCTTTGTCCGATGCTAAGTAATGATGGAAAGCGAGGCTCTCATCTATCAGCCAAAGGTTATGTTGGATATTTTGGTCCGTTGAATCTTTCCCCTTTGGATATATCAAAGAATGCAACGCCTCTTCGTAATATCCGAAAGTTCCTGAACCTGTTCCGAAAGTTTGACAATTTCTACAATTCTTTTGCCGGCGCTCCAATACACGCCTCCAATCTTCGAGCGAATGGCACCCTTTTTAAGTTTCTGACCCGTAAGCTTAAAAGAGATTCCCTTAACTTTCCGCTCAGTTTCCATTGAGGAACCGATAACGCAATCCCTAAGCTTGTCATTAACGACGACTTTAGAGTTGGTCCCTTCTTCAATTACATAAATCTCCGGAGCATCCTCTGTGAGCAAATCCAAGATAAAGTGTGACAGCAACGCTTCTGCAATGTCATTCAGCTCAATGGGCTTCTTGTTGGCAACTGCATCAACAATCCCCGACAAAGTGACTGTTGTTTCCAACCCTTTTGTCAGAGGGACAGCCTTAGGCGGTTCGTCCTGGTGAACGAAACTCCCGGATTTATCGAATGAGAAGTTACGCTCGAAGAGCTCATTCTCCTTCTTAAAAACGCTCTGGATCCGAACATCCTGGAAAGATTTCAACCATAAGAACCTTCCTTCCCCCTTACAAGCAAACGCAGCTTGCTTTAGCAGGGTATCCATCGTATCGAATGACTCGAAGTTGTCTTCCGTAAATCCCTCACCATTATCAACAATTCTGAAGGAGTCAATTATTCCTCCATCAGCTGCAATACCCTCCGACTTCCCCAGATTCTTCGTTCCCGCCTTGAATTTGACGTAAACCGATACTTTGCCGGCAAAATCTTTTTCCTGCGGATTATTCTTTTGGCGAAGCTGAATGGACTGGATGGAATTAGAAACGGCCTCAAACAGAGGCAGCCGGTAATTTTTCACAGCCGGCATCTTTCTTAACTTACCTTCGATGTTGAACTTCATAGGAGACCCCTTTTTGTCTACTAAGAAGTTTAAAGAATTAATCCGCATATCCGCGTCCTTTGAAAAGAATGCGGGACGGCACTAAAACATGCCTAAAGAGACGGGATAAAAAAACGATAAGGGAGGAGTCGCAGAAAGATCGGTTGTTGCTACCGTAAGCTACCGCCCGGTGCCACCTACTGCCAAATTTTATGAAAATATAGCCGATTTTCGACAAAAAGGTGACTCTAGGATTTACCCTTAGCATGATTTTTCCTTGTTTCTGAGCTTATCGAGTTCGATGGCAATTGCCTGATCTGCCCGGCAAAGACGGCGGATCATGCTGCGTTTTGTGATCCCTAACTCATCGGCTGCATGGATAACACCTCTCATCCCTGCGCGGCCGTAGAGCGCGAAAACAGCCTCTCTGAGTGTCGGATGCAATTCACTGATGATTCTGTCCAGACGAAACATCGCGAAGTCGCAGGAAGCGGCGTTAATCAAATCGCTGCTCTTTCTGGATGAATCCACGCGATCGTTATTCATGTCCAACTGAGGAGGAAGTTTGTTCCGGGAAAGATTCCGCCACTTCCACCAGCAAAAAAGCAGCCGTTTTACGTAAGGAATTCGAGTCATGGGAGCTGTACCAATATCGTCAAAGAAGTTGTTCAATGACTGTTCATTAGTTTGTTCAATGGTTTTATTCATAATTATTTGTTTTTAAAGTGTTTGTTCACTTGTTCATACTGTTCATACTTCCATACCCCATAAATTTCTTTTTTCCGTTTTTTATATTTCCATCCACGCGCGCACATGTAGGTAGACGTGTATTAGGTGAACAATATGAACACACTGCTCCCATCGTTTTGATTCCAAATAAAAAATTAGTGTTCATACCGTCCATTTTGTGCCTCTGAACAGGGTGAACAGTATGAACAACGGGGAAAACAAAAGGCCCTGCGGCCTAAAACAGCAGCAGGACCTTGCAAAAAGGTACGAAAAAGGTTTACTGGAGAGACTTGAAATCACGATAGAACCTTTCTTTGGCGGTTTCCACGTCAATCTGAAACGCCCGAGCACGCTGAGAGAATTCAGCATTGACTTTCGGATCTTCCGTGGCTTTCGGCCAATACACCTGCCTATGATATATCTTCAGCGGCCTTAGCGTCTCAGTCGAAGACGAATCTTCGCTGTAGAGCTGCACCCTCAGCCTTCCGCCGTTTAAGCGGCTCTTGCATCTGCCGCCGAAGACTTCCTTGCTGCAGGGTCTTTCTCCGGACGACTTGCACCAAATGGTGTAGGCGTCATAGAGGTGGCCGAGCACGGCCGGTCCCACCGGCAAATTGATATTTCCGGACGTCCAATCCTCAATGAAGCGGATGGCAGAGTCGCTCCCCAGACGCTTCAAATCGACTCTCGCCTGAGTCTCCAAAGGCCTTTTGCTCTCATTGAACCAACTCGTATCAAAGTTGAGCAGATAGGCGTAGAAGGACTCAATTCCGCCGTTGTCGATTTCGTCGGCGAGCGCCTCGAAGTACTCCGGAGGCGAGGCCGTCTCAAACTTAATCGCCTGATAACGGCGGTCGGCACTGTCAAACATCAGCGGCTGAAGTTCGTTAGAGAGGAAAACAAAATTCGTTTTGTTTGCTTCAAATCGCGCAGGAAGCCCTTTTTCGTTTATCGTATGCGTGGGGTTGGTGACGAGATTCTTAAGCGCACCTTTCAAATTTCGCTTCTCCTGATTCGTTACCACCTCCTCACACACTACAAACAGCTTCTTAGACACCCATCCGTTGAAATCGCTCTGCACCATGTTCTGGTTAACCGAACAGGCGTATTGACCGTAAATTTTGGAAATCGCATTAAAGAACATACTCTTTCCGGTGCCTTCTCTTTCGCCGTAGACGACTAAGGCCGTCTGCATTTTGGCGCCCGGGTGCTGAAGAGGGTAGGCCAGCCATGCGGCCACCCACTGGAAGAGATCATCGTTTTCTCCGCAGATCTTGAAAAGATGATCAATCAGCCTTTGACACTTATGGCTGTAATTGGGCTTCATCGGCCATCCGGCAAACATCGTGATGCTGCCAAGCGGGATCTTTTTCGGATCCGGCTCAAAAATCAGCTGCTCAGGCTGGATGATTCGGCGGTTGTCGAACTCATTCTGCAGCCAAAGGTTCACTGTCTTAGCTCCGAACCATTGCCGGATCGTAGAGATCTTGGTCACCCTCAGGTATTCGGTATCCCAACACGTGTCCGTACTGTCAATGGCAATGTAGCGTTTACCGAGGGAGCTGATAACCCCTAAATTCTTCTCATTCACTTTTTTGTCTCCGGATCCCTTACTTAAGGGCTCCGCCTGTCTCCAGGCTAACTGCTGAGAGACTGCGTCGCGTCCTTCCTGGACGGCCAAGTCGTTAAAGTCAGTGCCTCCGAGTGAAACATCGGCAAAACGCGGAATGACCACGGCGGCTCCTACCTTGGAAGCAGCGATTTTGGCCTTGACCACACCGGTATTGCAAAGCGAACGGTGCATGGGGCGAGGTCGGCCGTCGGACCATTCTTCATATTCCAGATAGGTCTCCTTATCCTTCGTGGTCCACCAGGCCATGACCTTTCCTCCGGGAACAATCTGTTCCCGGGCAGAGGCTTTAGAGGCAGCGATATTGAGTTCAATGCCGAAGCGGTCGCTGATTTCACGCTTCAGGGCTGTGTGATAGTGGCAGTCATTATCTGCAGCAATGACGATCTTGGTGTTCGGGTATTCGGCCCTAAGGCTTTCGGCCACCGGGAGGAGATTCCCGGCTGAGAAGGCCACAACGACCATCGGCGCACCGGATGCCTGCATGATGCTGCATGCCGTGGCCCATCCTTCCGTCAAAATAATCGCCTCCGGCGGCTGGGCAGGTTCCCCGAGTTTTAGACAGGAGCCTTTTAAGTCACTTCCGGACAAAAATCGCTTCTGGATCTCGGTGCTGCCGTCCTGAGTTTCTGCAGGAAAAATCGTCTGCAGGCCGACTACACGGCCTTCTTTCCACATAGGGAGCAGAATCTGATTGCGCAGCTGATAGGCACCGTAGGGCAGAATCTGTTTTTTGGCCACATACGGATGGCTCATGGAAACGGAAGAGCTTGCCGCCTGCAGCATTTTGATCGCTTTTTGGGCCGCGGATCGCCGGCGCTCCTGGAGCGCTTCGTCAACAATCTTTTGATCTGTTTCCGTGCGCGACTTAATTTCGCGCCATTCTTCCTGCGTCCAGCCGCTTCGGGTGTGCGTGATCTTGTAGGATTGGCTTCCGATTCCGAAGGTGCCAAAGTAATAGCTGCGGCCCGAGCCCAGCGGCTTTTCCCAAATCCCGTAAAAAACCTCTTTGCCGCGTTTGAAGTGAGAATTTGCGGGCTTAAACCGTTTCCAGTTTGAGCCGTTAACTACCAAATCGACACCCGGCGGAACATCGATTCCGACAGAGCTCATTTGCTCTTCAACTTCTCTTAGTGATTTCGCCATGATGATTCCTCTTTCCTCCGAAGATAGGGAGCAGTCTCGAGTTCGAGGGAGGAAGGCTCTACAGTTGCAACTGTCCCGAGACTGCAAAATCGTTTATCTCAATAAAGATGTTTTTCAGGAGAAAACTCCGAACACTTTCAGCAGCCACCAGACCATCCAGATAAAGAGCGCAACGGGCACTGCACACAGTCCGATAATCACCAGTGAAAAGATGGCTGCCAGCAGACAATTAACAAGCTGCTCCAGAAAATCGATCATGAAAGCCTCCCGGACAGTACGGAAAAAGGCGGAAGAGCCTTCTCCAGAGCGTGAGAAAATAGAGGTCTCAAACAAAATTCACTCAAACTAAGGAGAAGGCTATGGAAAGCAGTGATGTCTTTTCTTACATCGGCGCACTCGGAGCAATTGCCACCGTGATTGCGCTTATCCCGGAGAAAAACCGAATGGCCGCATTCAGCTTCTTGAAAAAAATCCTTAGACAAGTTCTGAACTTCTTTCGCAAGGCAATCAAAACCGCCGAGCTTGAAACCATCCAGCAAACCGCCCCTGAAGGAGCAAAGGCAGCAGGAACCTTCAGGGTTCAACGCCTCAAGCCCATTTGCTCCATCACAATGACCAGAGACTTTCCGAACGAATACACGATTCTCGAGGTCACTTACGAACCGGAAAAAGAAGTCTTTCCGTTTGAGAAGGTGCGCAGCAGCATCCCGCTTTACGAGGCCTTTTTCGGGGACTACTGGAGAGTCGGACATCCGCACGTTCTTCGAGGTGCCTTTGAAGAAGACTTGGCAATCGGAGAAGAGCCTCAAACCGAGTTCACTCACGACTTCGGAAGTGACAGAAGGCTTCTGTTGGTTGCTCCTGCTGCAGATGTCTCCGGATTGACCTTTACGATCTCCGGTCCGAAGTGGCTTAAGTCCCAAACTGTAGGCATTTAACGAGATAGTCATCATGCGCTCCTATAAAGCTGCCCACAAAGTGCGAATCGCGATCAAGAAACAAAGGAAGACGACAACCAGCATTAAGACAAAGAGAACACCGAAAAACAGGTCTCTCAAAATTCCCATAAGATCGTTGATATCCATGCTTTCCCTCCCTATGCCCCAATAGTCAGAAAATAAAACGCGCAAAAAGCCGCCATTGCGATGAGAATGACGGCTACCCAGTCAATCTTCATCAGGTCGAACTTTCCGAGCCGATCGGCATCCATCTTCTGCAGATGACGCTCAAATCGATGAGCGGCTCTCAATCTTTCTTCTTCTGTCATTTTTCCAGCCCTTATTGCGGCTCTTATCTGGCGACCGTAGCGGTCCCGTTTCATTTTCTATTCCCCTTGGTGCCGTAGTCCACGGCATCGATACGGCATATTTCGGAACTTTCCGGCATTGCCCGGAGAAGTCCGGCATTTTTCGGAAAACTCCGGCAGACTTCGGCTACTTTGCCGTCTCCTGCCGTAACGACGCCGTATCAACGCCGTAGCTTTCGTAATCCCGAATCCTTAAATTGAGGGCATCCCTTTTTCGGAGGTCCCTCATGATTCGCTTCTTCGCCCAGGTATCCATCACGTCACGGATCACCGAGTTCTGCGATCGGTCCGGATCATCGGCAATCACCTGCCGAATCACCGAGATCGTCACGTCCGTGAGCAATGCCCTGACTTCGTTCGTGCCTTTGTCTCTCATTGGAAACCAACTCCTTGGCCTGTTCCGGCGTGATCTTGTTCAGACGAATAGCAGCACCGATGACTTCGTCCTGCTGACGAATCGTCAAGGTCTCCGGCCAGAAGCCAACCGCTGTTCTTGAGATTCCCAGCGCTCTTCCGAGAGCTGCCCCTGAACCAAATAAAGAGATAGCTATTTTTTTGTCCATATCGGTATGTTAAGCATTCTTCACTTTTTACGCAAGAAGAAGGTAAACCATGCTTATCAAGCGGCTTTGTAAACTTTCCTTATGAGTTCGTTGTCTGAAAGAATCCAGTACGCATTAGATTTGCGAGGCATGAAACAAATTGATTTGGCTAATAAGTTGAATCTTTCTCGATCTGCTATTTCTCAAATCATGCTTGGCAAAACTAAGAGCTTTAGTGCAGAAAATGCCCTAAGGATGGCTAAGTGTTTGGATATAAATCCTTATTGGTTAGTCCTTGGGGAAGGAAAACCGGAAATTACGGCTTCCGGAACTCCAACCCCAGAAGCCACCGAAGCTGCTTCTCTGATAGACCAGATGCCAAATCAACAACGAAAAATGACTTTAAATATCATCTCACAAATCATGAAACCCGTAGATGATATGTGAAGGAAACTTTACAAACATAAAAATGTGAAGTAATCTTAACGCATCTCTCAATGAGGTGCGTTATGTTAAACACTGAAAATTCTCTACCCGTTTGGATCTTCTTTTCAAACGTCGACGCCATCACCGTCAACAACAGCGCGAGTCAATTGCTTGCCTGGAGCGGTGAATCTTTCGGGCGCCTTTTCGGCTCCACCCAAAATCTTCTGAATGTCCTTCTGGACAGCAATCACCGAATGGCCAAAGAGCACGTGATCGAATTGATCGGACTGCTCGGTGCCTGTGTTGCCTCCAATCCGTACCCGCATCCGGCAGCCAGAGAGCTGTTTACCGACTGCATCATGATCCTATCCCGCAATCTCGCAGGGCTGCCGGAGGAATAGTCATGAAACTCAAAAAGCGAAAGAAGAGCCTGAAGGCGCGGGCTACTTACTCTCCATCATCAGTTCCTCCTCCGAACCCTGTCGACATGCTGCTTAACTCCCTGCGTGTTGAATACGCCGTGGTGGGGAAGATCAGGAAGTCCGCCTTTAAACAAATGTTTAAGGAATACAAACGCTTGGTGGCCGAACGGAAGAAAACATCATGAAGCGGAAAAAGAAGGAAATGATCCTCAAGGCTTGGGAAAGCCTTGAGGTCAAAGAGGAAGCTGAAGTTACTTATGGGAAACCGGTTCCTTTAAACAGGAAGGCAGCTCTTTGCATATGGCACTTCTTGCAAAACAACTCGACTTATAAGGATGCTTGGTATAACAACGGTTTTGAAAGCACGCTTTTGCGGCTTTTCCGACATCAGCTCCGTTATTTAATCAGGGTGGATTCACTCTGTGGCGGCGGTCAATCCGAGATCGGCGAGAGTATCTTTGGAAACTCCTTCAGTAAGAACGGCAAAAAGAGAAAGAAGGTAAAGGCCGTCCGCACGGGCCGGAAGAACAAATTGACTCATAAGCCTGCCGTCCAAAATTTCCTGAACGGGAACTTTGTCGTGCCGGACAATGGTTTCATAACTTTCGGACACAAGAGCCTTGGAAAGCTCTTGAGAAAAAGCGGTCGCATACGGAAGTTTTAATGTTCCGCTCCGAAGTGCTGCGGCGATAACCGTAGCCGCATCGGTTTCAGTCATCTTTACTACATTTTCGTTCGTCTTGCTTTCAGCCATTTTCACTCCTTGTTCGTTAATGGGATTTAGACACTTCAATTATCGAGCAAGGATGGCAGCCGGGAAAGACCGGCACCCACACAAGTTTTTGGAATCACTATGAAAACGCTCAAACCTGAATTCGTCAATGCACTGGGAAACTTCATAGCCTCCCGCTCGAGCGAAGATCCGCTGGAAAACTGGTTCACCAGACGGCGAATCGTTATCGAGCTCGAATGGCTGGCCAACACGAAAACCGCTACGGACTGCTTTGTTCTCTATCCGGACCCTGCAGATCCGAAAGTCTTTACCGCAGGCTACATGCATGAAGCAGTCATCGGAGGCGAGACCTACAGAATCGTGGCTTCAGTAAACGACTACACGGGCACCAAGGGCACACCTGCAGACGGAGTGGACACAGAATGCTGAAGCTTAAAAAATCCACCGTTTTCGCCCTGAAGGAGTTCATCCAGCTTTTCTCTGGGAATGCAACGGCCTCCCGGAGGCAGGCAATGCTCGAAGAGGCTGTCAAAAACTTCGAGCTGATTGCCAACGGCAAAGCCGGACATTCCTGTTATGTAACGGTCGGATTAAAGCCGGATCGATCCGACTTTGAATTCTTTTACACATATCAGTTCCCGATTAACGGTCCGCACGGAAGGCTTGTGATTTCCCCGGACAGCGATCTGGAGGAAATTGATGCCTAAATCAAAGAAGACCCGGGCAAAGAAATATCACCCGAAAACCGTAAAAGTCGGTCCCTATTGGCCGGCGGAAGCTCAGGCCGACGTTGAGGCAAAACTGACTCAAGTCGCCTTGTATGTTGAATCGAGTCTTCCGGCCGGAACCTTGACAGATCAGCAGATGGACTGGATCGAAGACACACTCAATTGGTTCCTCGGTCTGCTCTACAAACGTTACGAGCACCTGAACCAGCAGGAGATCAACGAAGTAGGCCCGATCGCAATGGCAGCACGGAAAGCCATCAACGACATCAGCGACCGCCAGCTCAAAGGACAAACCAAGGGTTTCGTGGCCACAGGCGACGAAATCAAGATTATCAGCCAAGCCTTTGCCATCATCATCCCGACACTAAAAGAGGCCGTGGCACTGGCGCCTCACAAAACACTTAATGAATTTACTTGGGCTTATGAACGAGCCAAAGAAAAACTTAAAAGGAGCAGCAATGCAAAAAGAGAATCGAATTAAACAACTCGTGGAAGAAAAAGCACGTCAGGCCTTCAGCGAGAAAGGGTTTCAACCCTTGGATCTTACGAACGTAACTGTGAGCAAACTCGATATCCATATTAAGGACTCCTGCGCACACGTTACCTTCCCGGCGTTGATCTGTGAATCTCCGGACAACCCCGAGCAGAAATTCATGATTCCTCTTTCTCCGGAAAAAGCATCTGCAGTAGCTACCGCCTTAATCGCCAGCGCAGAACAAGCCAAAAAGGAGACTGAATAATGGCCTCCGTCAACAAAGTCATTCTGATCGGCAATCTTGGCCAGCCGCCGGATGTCCGAATTACGAACTCCGGATCGAAAGTGGCCGAAATTTCTCTGGCTACAACCAGCTACTTCACTCGAGATAACGAGCGCGTTGAAAAGACCCAGTGGCACACCGTCACGCTATGGAACAAGCTGGCTGAAATTGTTGAGCGGTACACCGGAAAAGGATCGAGCGTTTACATCGAAGGACGTCTTGAGACGGAAAAATGGCAGGATCAAAACGGCCAAAACCGATACACAACCAAAGTCATTGCTGAATCGATTCAATTACTGGGCAGCAACACACGGAGATAACCATGAAATCCAAACAAGTCGCCGTTTGGTCAGAAATTACGGCAAATGACGCAGCAATTATTCGTGAAACGCTGCGCGTCAAACAAAGCGTTGCTCAAACGACCAAACTTCCCTCTGACATCACAATGGTCGGTCTATTCGGAGCAAGCAGAGTCGAGCTTACAGACGGCTCGGGAATGGGCTTTGCCCTTCTCCATTTTGTCGATACGAAAAACAATCGGTTTGCATTCATGGCCTCTCCGGTGGAATTGCAGGCCCTTTGCATTTTGTGCACGAACATTTTGAAAGACATGGGCTGTGAAGAAGCAGTCGGCACTCGTCAGTAACGGATGAAAAGGAACAAAAATGAAAAAGCGAGCCAGTGACAGTACGGGATTAGGCGTTTTGATGGTGGATGTTAAACAGGCTGCGGCCATGTGCAATATCGGAGTATCCACAGTGTGGAAACTCGTAAAAAACGGTAAGTTTCCCAAACCCATCGCCTTCACTCCGAAGTGCGTGCGCTGGAAAAGATCGGATATCGTGGAGTGGGTTAAAACCCTAAGCACGAATGATACCAGTGCTGCATGATTGCGCCCATACGCACAAGGCCGGCTTCTTGCGGAAACCGGCCCATTAAGAACTATGCACTCGAAAACGATGTCAATCTATTCTAAATAAACATTCTTTCTTCTACTGAAACAATCACAACAAGCTGTGACATAATCTCCCACGAGGTTAGAAATGTAGACACCATCTCATCCCTCATTAGATTTAGACTCGGCCCGTGCTACCAACACGGGCTTTGTCGTTTCTGAGCGTACCTATCCCCTTGTTGTTCCGTGAGTGATATAGGCTGCGCCCTTATCATTAGCGAAAATCTTCACTGCTGTAGTTTGCTCGAACGTTAAACACATTAGGTGGTGCAGTGACAAAACTAAATCTTGCAATTTGTCATCTTCCTCCAACGCAACCACCTTAAGGCCATAATCCTGTGCCATTCTGCGCGTTATGTGTCTGGAATGTGTTTTAGATATTGCCTGATCCCCTAGCAAAGATTTTATTTTCTTGACTTTCTGCTCAGCATCTGGATCACCTTCAAACATAACTCTTTTAAGAGAGTTGGTCAGAATTTCGTTGGACCAATCAATGGCATTCTGGCAATCAATAAGGAAGCCCGGCGGCAATTTTCCAACAATAGACTGCCAAAGCGGAAAAATCGAAGGATGTTGTTCCACCTCTCGGCAGGCTTTGTCAAATTCTGCCAAATATGACTGAGCCGCAATACCATTAATTTGAGGATCCACAGGTCCGATACTGGACTGGTTGCCCATTATTATTTCACGGCAAGAAACCGCAATTAATGTTCCTCCGGACATTGCCAACTGGGGAACAATTGCCCTGATATTCCCTTCATACTGCTCGTAGAGATAATCAATCAACGACTCAGTCGCATCGACTCTCCCTCCAGGAGTATGAAGAATCAAATCAAGCCCCTTCTTTCTTGCTGCTTTTTTAGGGCAACAAGCCATGAAACCATTTTTGTCTTCGTCTGAGATGCTGTAATTCGCTCCAGTCTTTGGGTTTTGAAGCCAGCCTGAGTAGTAAAGCATTACATTCCGTTTGGTGTGATTTGCTATTTTCTTTAACCAATCGTTCCTCAGAACATCGTGAGCGCTATGAAACCGAATAGCTTCTAGAACCTCATTCCAAGTTGCCAT